CGCTTGGGATAGGTTATATAGGTCTTGCACATTACCTCGCTAAGAATGGCGAACACTACGGTGATAAGGGTGCTTGGAAGTTAGTTCATGACCTTTCTGAGGCATTCCAATACTACCTAATTAAGTCCACTGTGAACCTTGCAAAAGAGAAAGGAGCGTGTGAGTATTCTGCGAATACAAAATACGGAAATGGAATACTTCCGATTGATACATATAAACAGGATGTAGATGAAATCGTTTCAAATGACTTGAATTATGATTGGGAATCTCTTAGAGCACTTGTCTTGGAATACGGAGTTAGGAACTCAACACTGTCCGCACAAATGCCTTCGGAGAGCAGTTCCGTTGTGTCTAATGCCACAAATGGAATCGAACCACCTAGAGGATACCTGTCCATTAAAAAGTCAAAGAAAGGGCCGTTGAAACAAATTGTACCCGGATATCAACACTTAAAGAATAACTACACACTCTTGTGGGACATGAAGTCCAATGAGGGATATATCAATGTCGTTGCAGTTATGCAAAAGTTCTTTGATCAAGCAATTTCCGGTAATTGGAGTTATAATCCAGAACACTATCCAGATAACGAGGTTCCGGTATCTGTGATGGCACAAGACCTTCTAACAACTTACAAGTATGGTTGGAAGACATCTTACTATCAAAATACTTATGACATCAAAACAGATGAGATTGAGGAACCACCAGCACAATCAACAGATCTAGGAGAATTAGTTTCTTGTATTTTAACGGAGGACGAAGACTGTGAGTCTTGTAAAATTTAAAACAAGTTCAGAGGCAAAAATGAAAAAAGTTGACTCAATGACCGTATTTAACACTGAAGAAGTTGAGACAACAAAACAACCAATGTTCTTTGGAAAACCACTTGGAATTCAAAGATATGATAACTATAAGTACCCAGTATTTGAGAGATTAACTACTCAACAACTAGGGTATTTCTGGAGACCAGAAGAGGTCTCATTACAAAAAGATAGAAGTGACTATCAGACACTTCGTCCGGAACAGAAACATATTTTCACCAGTAACTTAAAGTATCAGGTGATGTTAGATTCTGTTCAAGGAAGAGGCCCCGGTATGGCATTTGCACCATATTGTTCTCTTCCAGAATTGGAAGGATGTATGAAAGTATGGGAGTTTATGGAGATGATCCATAGTCGTTCCTACACATACATCATTAAGAATGTGTACTCAGATCCTTCAGATGTATTTGATACAATCCTCACTGATAATAGAATACTTGAGAGAGCACAAAGTGTGACTCAGGCATATGATGACTTCATCAATGGAGCACATGAATTTGATCAAAGTAACATGTGGAAAGATGGATGGAGAGGATCTTACGTTTCAGAAACAACAATCTATGAACTCAAAAGAAAACTCTTCCGAGCAGTTGCGAATGTCAACATTTTGGAAGGAATTAGGTTCTATGTCTCCTTCGCATGCTCGTTCGCTTTTGGTGAACTTAAGCTCATGGAAGGATCGGCAAAGATCGTGTCTCTCATCGCCAGAGACGAAAACCAACATTTAGTCATCACACAACAAATCCTCAATAAATGGAGGAATGGAGATGACCCAGACATGAAGAAAATTTTCAAAGAGGAGGAATCATGGTTCTATAAAACTTTTGAAAATGCTGTTAATCAAGAAAAATTGTGGTCAGAGTATTTGTTTAAGGACGGATCAATGATAGGTCTTAACGAAAAACTCCTTCAACAGTATGTTGAATGGATTGCAAACAAAAGAATGAAAGCAGTCGGTCTTAAACCCGTGTATGATATTGCTCAAAGAGCAAACCCACTACCTTGGACACAGCATTGGATCTCATCAAAAGGATTACAAGTCGCACCACAAGAAACGGAGGTAGAAAGTTATGTCGTTGGGGGAATTAAACAGGATGTCAAGAAAGATACATTCTCAGGTTTCAAATTATGATGAAGTTGCTGATTGTATTGAAGCATATCTAGATTGCTCAAAACATAGTCAACAACTCTTTGGAGACATAGACCCGTATGATTGGTTAGAGAATCAGGGAGTATAATAAGAGGGTTTTATACCCTCTTTTTTATTGACTACATAGAATTGTGATGTTATAATTAAATGACTGATAAAAACATTGATTATGAAAACCCTTGGATTTACGAAGGTTCTCCTTTTACCTCTGATGATATCGGGGACTATTATGGGTTCGTCTATCGCATCACCAACACCATTACTCAGAGATCCTATATCGGGAGAAAGTACTTCGTGCAGAAGCGAAAACCAAAAGGAGCAAAGCGTAGAGTTACAAGCGAGTCAGACTGGAAACGATACTACGGAAGCTCTGAGGATCTTAAGCAGGATATTAGCAGAAATGGCAAGGATTCTTTCAGAAGAGAGATCCTCTCCCTCCACACAACCCTTGGACAAGTAAATTATGAAGAGACAAAACAATTGTTTCTTCACAATGTTTTAACAGAGGCTCTTGACGATGGGACTCCAAAGTATTATAATAGTAATATATTAGGACGCTACATGCGTAAAGATTATGGTAACTTTGAAACAAACACTAAACAGGACTCGTGAATGGTCTATTTTTAGAATAAAAGAGGTAAAACCAGTTGCCGATAAAAATGCAATATATAAAGAATTTGAGGAATGGATAGAAATGGATGACCCAGATCACAATATTTACTCATTAGAGTTTATAGGTGAGGGTAGTGACTATGACATCTAAGTATTCACCCCATCAAATGTTACTCCGACAGGAGGCATTAAAAATTCTTTTAGGACAATTTGGTTCTAAAAGTAACGAAAAAGGTATGCCTAAATATCAAAGTCATATCATATATGAATGTGCCGAACAGTGGGTTGCAGCAGGTAATTTAAACTGTGACGGCATAATCAAACATTTTCTGAGTTATTATGGAGGTTACAATGCAGAAAATTATTAACGGAATTGCTATTTTCTCAGGTGCAGTGGCACTTGGTATAGTTGGTCTTGGTGGATATGTATTCATTCGCAAGGATGCAATTATTGATAATGTAAAGAGTAAGATTATGGAATCTGTTCTACCCGGTGGACTTGGAGATCTTGGTGGTGGAGCACTAGGTGGTTTAGATATACCAGATATGGGTAATCCTATGGCACCTCCATCATCTCCTACACCTGATGCACCTGCTACAGGCCCAAATTTACCATTAGGTTTCTAGAAAAATAAATCTTCTAAATAGGGCTGCATGACCCAAGTTTTAAAATGGCAGAAGCAGTTAAAAAAGAAGAGGTAAAGAAAGGCCCTCTAGGTAAACTAAAAGAGGCAGTAGACGATAAAGAAGAACAGATGGCGATCCTAAGTACTTTTGTAAGACTTGGGATTCTCATATGGGCTGGAGGAATATTAACATTAAATTACGTCCAATTTCCTGGTCTATCAAAACAGGATAATATTGATCCAACTTTCATAGCTTCGGTCTTCACAGGGGTTTTGGCCACTTTTGGGGTTGAAGCTGGACAACGGAAAAAGAATGCAGCATCAGGTGGTGGTAGTGCAAACATATCCAAGAAGGATATGGAGATGCTTATAGAAAAAGCAACTCAAGCAGCACCTGCTCAAACAATCAGAATTGAGCAAGCACCAATGGTCTTGACTCCTAGTGCTACACCGAAGAAAGGATAATGGATAAGCAAGTGAAATGGGGAAAGTGGTTCGCTCTTAGTTTGGGTGGACTTATTGGTTTATCTCACATCGGTATGATTGGGTCATTATCGAATCGTGAGAGCAAACTACCTAGTATTAATTTACCAGTAGGCCCATATACATCATATAAAGCAGATGTGAGTCATAATGGATATTCCATAGAATATAAAGCAAACGATCCAAAGGTGATGCATGTGGAACGGGATATAAAGAAAAAAGGTGGGTTTCTTGGATTGGCTAACAACATTGAAAAAGTCACTGAACAGTACACGATGGACGGTGCAATACACCATAAACCAACCACAACAACAATCTCATCAAACGGAGGAAAGTCCGAAGCATGTATCAAAGCAATCGGAGGTGCAGAAGGAACAGGAAGACTCGTGGGTTCCAGTATTGGTGCTAGTGCTGCTCCTGCTCTCTCTGGTATTCCCTTTGTTGGTTGGGTTGCTGCTGGTTGGGTGACTATGTTCTCTGGTAATCAAGGTGCTGAGATTGGTGGTCAAATGGCAGAAGATCTAAACAAAAATTGTTAGTGTGTAAACCGACATAATATTGCGTAAT